AAATCAGATAAATATAAAGAACTTAAAAAAAGTAAAGGAAAAAAGGAATATGAATGGTATTTTCTTCGTTATATTCCACACGAAGCAAATGAATATAAAAATAATATAAAAAATAAAAAGAAACATCATCAAAAAAAGAAAACACAGAAAAGAAAGAAATCAAAAAATAAAACAAAAAAATCTAAAAAGAAAAAGAAAATCACTTTAATATCATTATTTAAATGATTCTAGAAATTAATACAATAATTTAAATATAAATATAAATTATTGTAATATTATATATGGAATTTAACAATACTCATACATTTTTAGGTATACCAAAAACATCATCAACGACGATAGAAAATTGTTTATTACATTGTCTTACAAATAAAAATGTTGTTGATAAAATTCCCCCAACATATTTACACTATAATTGGGAAGATATTAAATCAAACGTAAAAGAAAACACTATTTTATTTACAGTTATTCGAAATCCATTTGATTGGTATGTTTCATATTATTTTCATGAAAAGGAATATAAAAATTATCCTGTAAGACCAAGAAAAACAGATTTTAATTTAGATTTAATTATTGCAGATTTTAGGGATTGGGTTAAGAATAATCCGGGATTATACAAAAATACAATAAATATAATTGTTCCACAAGACAAACAAGTAACTTATCTTAAATCCGAGGACCGTGATGCAATTCAAAATTATATTGATTCAATCGCCAAATGCCATCGTTCAAATCCAGATAGAGAAAATATGTCATCTATCAAATTTTCTTTACAAATGTTATACAGAGATGCCCCTGAAACTATAGTTAAAAATAAATTTTATAATGATGAAACAATTGAATTTATAACTACAAATGATAGTAGTGTATTTACCACACATAATTATGAAAAAACACTTCCTATTATCGAAGAAACACCGGTAGTTGAAAGTTCAATAGTAGTTGAAAGAGATTTAAGTGGAAATATTATACCTCCATTTGATCCAAATAATCCAGGTCCCATACATCCGTAATTAATAATTAAATAAAATGTATTTTCATATTATTTAATAAATGTTGTTTACAAAACACTAAGACGATTTGATAGTGAATTTAAACTATAAAAAGCTATGCCAAACAGAGCACTTTGTACTAAATAACCAGATAATGTATGAAAACCATCTTTATTAAACAAAGATGGTAGATTTTTAATAAATAATTTTTGTATATATGGCAATTGCATTAAAAAATATAAAACCATTCCCAATATAGGTGTCTGAAATTCATCATATATTTCTTCTAATCTAGCAGTATTATTTTCTTTTTGTTTAGATTTTTGTATCATATCTTCAAATGTATCATCGTCATCAATATAATTACTCCTTTCTTCTTCTACACGCGGTATGTGATTTACTTTTACATTAGGATCAAAACTTACCTGAGAATTTTGATTTGGAATGTGTTTACTTGGCAATCCAGTTAATTGACTTTTACTGGCTTCTTGTAAACCACTTACTATTTGACTAATTGATTCTTTTGATAATTCAGTAATTACATTATTATTGGTATTATTTGTTTCACTAACACTCATTTTAATATTTTCAGCTGGTTTTAATTCATTGGGCAAATTATCAATATCGCTAGTATTTGCTTCCATTTATACATTAATAATAGTAACTAAATCTATATAATACGCATTATTCAAAATCAATGTAATCCTTATCTTCTCGACATTGAATAGCAGATGCTTTATATTTATAACATTTATTATCATATTTATATGTTTTGTCATCTATTTTGTCAATACCTGGTGCTTTAAATACCAAACAATTTCTATCATTACAAACCTTTCTAAATAAAGTAGATAATCCCAATCCCAACAATATTGAAATAATTATTTTACCAAAATCACTATATATAAGCCGTCTTAAATACATATATAATTTATACATATTTTATAAATTATATATCTTAATTATTGAACCTTGTATTCTTCAATTTCGCTACTATTTTTAGGACACTCTACTTCATGTTTTTCAAACCTAAAACAATTATCTGCCTTATCCTTATATAATAGTTTGTTTGTATTGGATGGGTTAGGATAAACATATATAACCCTTTTTTTTGGTGCTAAAATATATGATAAAAACAAACCACCAAATAAAGCCAATAAAAATACTTTAATATCTATAAATTTCGATAAATTCATTATATATATTAGGTAATATTTCTTATTAATAAATATTTTTAACTATTTCGAAACGGTTTAATGAAACTTGTTTATTTTCAATAGATACTTTTTTAAAATCAAATTCAACAGTGATTTTTCCTCCTTCTTTTACATATTCAACATTACCTTCTTGATATTGAATTTTTCTTTTTTTATCGAAAAGATCTACAATCTGAGTATGGTATTTTTCAAAAGCATCTATTAAAAATGATTTGTTTTTTGTTTTTTTATATTCTTCGATAAGTTTACCATATTTACTAATAATTCCTTCTATTTCTCGACTTGTAATATTAACCCCTTTTTCCCTATCTATTTTTTCTTCATATTCATCATTGGTTTCTTCGTCCTTTCGTTTAATAATAAATGTGTTATTTTTCTCTTTATATGTAGTTTGTAACTTGTCTAATTTTTTACTTAACGATTGTAGTTTATTTTTAAGTTGTTCAAATTTATTTACTACATAATCTTCATCTTTCAATTGAAATAGTAAATCTAATTTAAGTTTTATTATCTTTGTTTTTACATCTTCCATATCTTTATTTAATGATTTAACTAAATCCTCGTATAACTTATAATTAGCAAGTGAGATTTCTATGTTTAAATTGCATGGATTATCTGCCTTACACCGGCATATTAATGTAACTCTTTTTCTCTCCCCTTTTTCTGCTTTTTCTACTTTTCTTAAAAATTCGGTTCCTCCCTTTTTCTTACATTTTATGCAATATTTAACTGGGTCATTTACAATCTTTCCGTCCTTTATTTTGGGTTTTTCATACTTTGCCTTTAAAAAATAATAATTATCCAATGCTTGTTTATAATCTTTTAACTTACTCATTTACTATTAAATGTTATAAAAATTTTTATGAAGTTTCACAAAATCACTTTCAAATTTAGGAAGATTAGTTATAATTTCATTTTTATCTTTTAACTTTTTATCTGATATTGCTTTGATTTTATTTAAAATATAATGCTTTTTAAGATTATCACGATGTTTTAATTCTTCTAAAGTAGGTTTATGCTTCCATTTATAATACAATATACTACCAATGATTACTGTAAAAATTAAAAACAATAGTATATTAATGTTTATTTTTTCAGTTAATAATTTTTTATTTCTACAATTTTTCAATGTTTCATTTAAAAAATACTTTACACCAGGTTCTATTAATGTTGCCTTTTGTTGAACAAGCATCAATATATAATTGTTAATAAATTATAATAGAAAAGATAACATATTATTGTATTATTACTAACAATTTATTATAGATTTAATATATAATGTTTGTTTCACTACCTATTCATCTTATTATAATAGCGATTTTTTTTGCTTTTAGATATGGGTCGCAAAAAATAAATGACTATTCACAATCAAAAATGTTACCAAAACAAGGTGTACCAAAATATATATTGATACCTTTGCTTATGTTTATCATGTTTATTGTTCAAGGATTTAGTAACAAACACCAGTTAATGCTAAAATGTAATGTAGATATGACTCAAACAGCATTTATGACATCAGCTATTACAATATTTTTAATTTTTGGTTCTATCATTAGTTTAATAGAAAGTATACCAATTCTTAAATCTCCATTTGATAATACATTTGGTTATTTTTTATGCGGGATGAATGTAGAAACGGTTAGAACAGTTATAAATAAGATATATGTTCCAAATATTCGTAATGACGATTCAAATGTAATGGAAAGTATTCTTAGCAATGAATCATTACAGTTAAATACCGTAAGACCTACAAATTTTCAAATGAAGATATTGCCATTAAATATACCTGAAAATACAAATAACAACAATACGCTTATGAAATATTATAATTTAGTTTTAAGGAAAGATTTAATTGGAACAGCAGTATTATACATATTAGCAGCAGCATTAGCAGTTTTAATAAATTCGGAATCTATGAATAAAATTAAATGTAAAAAAACAGATGAAGATATTATGAAAAATTTAAGTTCTATAAATTTAGAATAACGGATAATTGAAACTATTTATTATGATTATTACTATTATTTAATATCATTTATTTATAAATGAGTAATATGGATATGGCAAGGAAAAATCTATCTGATAAAATAAAGAAAACGGATGGTATTAATAAAGTAAAGAAGATAGGTTCTGAGAAACTTAAGAGTTCTGGTATTAATAGTGGTGTAATTGGTGTTATTTATTTAATTCTTATTATTATTATTGGATTTATTCGATTTAATTATACAAAAATTAAAAGTTACGCTAAAGATGTAATGTTGCCTAAAAAGAGCTTCAAACCATACGTATTAGTACCTATATTAGTTGTAATATTTGTAGTAGTTCAAGGATTTATTAATTCAAATATGTTGAGTTCTCGATGTGGTAATCCAATGATGGTTGAAGCATTTACAACTTCATTGGTTACTATGACTTTTATATTTGGATTAATTGGTGCAATGATTGAAGCATTTACATCATGGAAACGTCCTTTTTACAATACGTTTGGTGCTCTTTTTGCTCGTTTAGGTAAAACAACCAAACAAGAAATAGCATCAAAAATATTAATACCAAGTTTAAAAAAGCAAGATGTTAATTTAAGTGAAAAAATTAAGAAAGATATTAATATTATTTTAAAAGAAATAACACCATATAATTTTCAATTGTTTATGAATAATTTAGGTGTACCTGTAAATGATGAAACACAACCATTATTAATTAAATTATACAATACATTATTAAGAAAAGACATTATATCTACAACGATATGGTATATATTAACTATTATCTTAGTAGTAACAATTAATATGAATACAATATTAGGAATGCCTTGTGACAATCCAATCAAACTTTAGTTAAATTTAGGTAAAGTTAAGTAATACAATATAAATAAATAACATAATATTGCTAAAAATATAGTGATTAGCCATATAGGTAGAACTGTTTTCTTTCTAGAAGCAAGACCAAACTGACGAAGTGATCCATCTTTGTTGTAGATAATCGCTGGTTTAGAAATTTGTATAACAGCAAATAAAATAACAAAAAGTACAATAGCAACTGAAGTTATATTTTGTCTAATAAACAACCGAAACATTATTATATATATACTATTAATTTAATATTTTAAACAATACTAAATTAATTTTAAATAAATATTAAGGTATTTAATACATTTTTTTAAAATTGAAAGTAATAATTAAAATATAATATAATATAGCTTTAATAAACAAAACTAAAATGAATAATATAACCAAATTTGAAAAACATATGATAATAGAAATAATAAATTGGGCTTTAACACCTCCGAAACCTATACAAAAGACTGAAGGGAAAACAAAAAAACAGTTAAAATATGAAAGGCAACAGCAAGAAAAAGAATGGGGTAATACTATCATTGATAAAGTAAACAATGGTCAATGGACAACCTTACTAGGTGAAGGTATAGTTCATGATGTATTGATATTATTAGGGCAAAATCCAAAGAAAGTAACACGTAAAAATGGCTACGAACCTGATTGGGAGTGCGATGATTATATGGTTGAAGTTAAAACAAGTAATTGGTGTGTTAGTGGAACTGCTGGTGAGAAAGTACTGGGTACATTTATTAAATACCAAAATATACCGGAATTATATGGCAAGCCATTAAAAATAATTTGTGTTGCAAATCAAGAACATGAGCTGACTTACGGTAAAACGAAATACTTCGGTGATAATATTACTCCAAAAACAAAACAAATATTACAATTAGCATCATCATGGGGTATTGAATATGTAAAATTCAGTGATTTTGTAAAACCAATAATGAATATATTAGAAAATTAATATTATAAATTAATTATAAATTATTACTTCTTTAGCTTTTGCTCCAGGGTTTTTAGAATGTATCGCTCTTCTAGCAATAATTTCATCACAATTAAACTCTTTAAAATTATCAGTTACCATACTAACATTTGAATTACTTAATATAAATTTAACACCTTTTTTATTTAACTTTTTTATATTTTTAAATAATTGATTATGATTATCTATATTGAAACCAACTTTATTATATTTTACAAATGATGTAGAAGTTTCTGGTGCATATGGTGGGTCCAAATATACAAAGTCATTTTTATTTATTTTTTTCATTGACTCATTGAAATCTAAACA